CTGGGTTAATGACAACGGCACGAAAACTGTTGGCCCTAATGTTATTGATTCGACTTGTACAAAATGGCCTGCTAATAAAGAAATAGGCAATGGATCTAAGGTCATCGTTGGTTACACCATAAAAAAGTGGGGCAGAAAAGATGGATGTGGAATGACATTTGATCCTGTAAAAATAATGGTTATGGATTACGTGGAGTATTCAGGTGGTGCTGTTGTTTCTGATGATGAGTTCTTTGGCAACGTCCAAGGCGGCTACTCATTAAAGGACGACGCTGAAAAATCCTTTTAATGCTGAAGTTTAAGCAGATTGATTTACCTATACGTCCAATATCTAAGCCAAGACCAAGATCATTTATGGGCCAAAAGCGTCCATACAATCCTCCTCAATACAAGAGTTGGTTAAAAGAAGCCAAGGTTCATTTAAAAGAACAATGGAAACTTGAACCACTCACAAAAGTACACCGATTAGACATGTTCTTTCGTGGTGCAGAGATGGGAGATCTTGATAACAAATCTGGCTCAGTTATGGACGCAGCTAAAAACATTCTGTGGACAGATGACAGCGTGAAAGTTATTCCAAATCTCAATCTATCTTTTACAAAAGTGAAAATTAAAGACTCTCACATCATTATTCAAATTACTTGGGAGGTTGACGATGATTAGATGTCCTAACTGTGGGCATGAAGAATCAAAAGTCGATAGTCAGCCTAAAAGTTCCAATGGAGAAATTAGGCGTTATCGGGTTTGTAAAAAATGCCACAAAACCTTTACTACTCTTGAATACTTAGCGGTTAACGCTGGCAAAACAAGAGGTTTAGTTCCTGATATTCCAGTTAAGGGGGGTGATGGGTGAATCCCGTTTTCTTCGTCACGATCCTTGCGACACCTGTAATAGCTCTGACGGCTTGGCGGTCTACACGGATCACTCGTTCTGTTTCGTCTGTCAAAAGTACATCAAAGGTGAAGGCCAAGAAGTTGAAAAAACTTCCAGACCGAAACCTGTTCGGCCAATGATCGACGTTGATCTAACCGTCCCTTGGGATGCGGATCACTACAGAGGGATACCAAAAAAAGTCCTTGATCAATACGGCGTTTACAAATATGCCGATGGAGTGGCCTTCCAATACAGGGACAAAAAAGGCGTAAACATTGCTCAAAAAATCAGAGATGGAAAAACTAGCTGGAGAGGAGACGCAAAGAAAGTCGCAGGGTTTGGTTCACATCTCGCAAATCCTAGCCACCACGATGCAATCGCAATTTGCGAAGGAGAAATGGATGCACCAAGTATCTACCACTCCACCAGAGGAACCGTCGTAGGAATTTCAGTTCCGAATGGGGCTCAAAATGCAGGGAATTTCGTCAAGAAACACATTGATTTCTTTAGTGCTTTTAAAACTATCTATATCGCCACAGATATGGATGAGCCTGGAGAAAATGCAGCCAATGATCTCGTAAGTCTTTTTGAAGCTGGAAGAGTTAGGCGTGTTGTCTTTCCTAAGAAAGATGCAAACGACACACTGCAAGAACTAGGAAGTCACGCAGTTAATGAAGCCATCAAAGCAGCCAAGGAGCTGCGTCCTGATGGGATTAAATCTGCTTCTACCTATGCAGGCTTAGTTAATAAACCACCAGAAAGAAAGGCTACTAATTGTGCTTTTGCATTTTGGAATGACAAGACACCTTGGTATGACAATCAGCTCATCGTATTAATTGCGGGGTCAGGTATTGGTAAGACAACGTTTGCAAGGGCGTTGGCATTACATGACATCGAGCAACGCATAAAAGTGGGATGGATTGGCCTTGAAGAAACTGCCGAGGAAGCGGTCTTTCGTTTCGTTGGTCAAGCAGCAGGGATTCAAATCCATGCCAGAGAAAACTATGCAGGGCTAACTGATGAGCAAGTTCAAAACATTGCCCAAGCTGACAAGTTTGTTACTGGCTCTGGATACCTTGAGTTATTTGATCACTTTGGATCTCTTGATGAAAAGGTCATCCTCCAGCGGATGAATTACATGGTCAGAAGTCTTGGCTGCCAACACATTTACTTAGATCATTTAACGATCTTAGGAAGTGGGTTAGCTCAAGATACAAGGCAGTTAGACGCTCTCGTTACAAAGATTAGAAGCTTTATTGCGGCTACTAAATGCACAGTATTCGCTATTAGTCATCTCAATCGCTCTTCTTCTGGAGAGAACTTTGAGAACGGAGCTGCCCCAGAGCTGCACAACATAAGGAACTCACATTCAATCGTCCAACTCGCAGACACAATCTGGGCTTTGAACAGATCGAGGGGATCAAATCTTACTCACTCAAAATGTTTGAAAAACCGCATGTTGGGCAGAACGGGCTATGCAGGCTCCTTCGAGTTCGACGAAAAAACTCAACAACTAGCTCACAAATGGCACGACCAGGACACCCAGTTCTGAACTGGAATCAGCTCAATCGAGCCCAAGCAGTATTCATCTTTTTCCGAGCTTCACATTGGAAGCAAGCAATGGTTACTGAAATGTACCCAACCTCATGCACCGTTATCTACCAAGAAAATGACAGAGACCACTCAACAAGAATCGTTGACCTCGAAAACATCCGTAGCGTCAGAGAAATTGACTCAGAGCCAACTAATTCTAGTGAAAGCTCTGAAGCTTAAGGCTTCTGAATCTTATAGAGAAGCTCATGTAGCTAAAGATTCGACTGCTTCTTATTGGCATGACGGCTACATCACAGCTCTTAATCATGTCTTGGATGCTTACGGGTAGAAATGAATAAAAGACAACTAAGCACCTGCGTTTCAGCACCCATCTATGCAGTTATTTCCGCCTGGGCTTCACAAGCTAAACCTGATAAATGCCCTGCATGTAATCAGGAATGGAAGCCTAATGATGAATTTAAAGGTAAGACCCTTAGTGCTATCACAGCAGAACTCATTGAAGAAGCTGTTCACAACAGGCTTCAATGAACTCCTCAGAAAAAATCAAATACGCAGAGGAGCGTATTCGGCAATTACAACTTTTAATCAAACATTGGAAAAACAATGCAAAAAAAACTGTTCTATGACATCGAACCCGATGCTTATCGGGCTATTTCTGCCGCTCAATATGAATGTGAGTGGAGCCCAGAAGTATGGACTTATCAAACAAACGTAGACGAAGCTAAACATGCTGTTACCGCAGAGGTTGATCGCGTCCAAAAACAATGCCCTGACCACAAAATACTCCTGGCCCTGGGCGACTCCAGTAACTTCAGGTATGGTGTCTATTCCAATTACAAATCGAACAGACGTAAATTTAGAAAGCCAGCAGGGTATTCATTCTTGCGGCAATGGTTACGTGACACATTTGAAGTCATCACGCTGAAGCTAGTTGAGGCCGATGATGTTGTAGGAATCCTTGCTGATCAAGAGAGTGGAGATGTTATCTACTCAAGGGATAAAGATTTAAAAACTGTTCCAGGCTTTCACTTAAACGCTGAAGGCGAAATCGAAAAGATTCAACAGTTCGATGCTGATCAAGCTTTCTATCGAACGATTTTAACGGGCGATGCTACTGATGGATTCCCTGGATTAAAAGGCTACGGCCCCGTTGCAGCTAAGAAATTACTTGCTGAATGTACTAGCGAATTGGAGATGTGGGAGAAAGTTAGAGCTGCTTATTTAAAGGCAGCAGCTAAAGACCCTGATGTACCAGACATACTTTCTCAAGCTAGGTGCGCGAGGATTTTAAGGCAAAACGAATATGACTTCACGGCTGAAAAACCCGTTGAATGGGAGCCACCAACGTCTATCGAAGGCGTTTTTATTCCTACATACCACGACTAACCATGCCAGCAACTTCAAGATTCGTAATCGGTGATTCTGTAAACAAGAAAAGAACCTCTGGGATGTATACAGAAATCGGCCCTGCCGTTGGAGAAATCATCGAGATGAGGGTTAAACACGACAGAAGAGAACGTCCAGGTTATTACTGCACAGTTAAATGGACTGACGGGAGAACTTCAGAACATGCCCAACACATGCTTACTCCAGCTCCGTAAAGGGGTGCTTATTTCTACATATCATGCTTAAAATAACATCAACGACCCTGTAGACCTAGCTTATGGCTGATCAGATACCAACAAAATCAGAGGAGAAAAAAGACGAAAAGAAAAATTTAATGCAAAAAATTCAGGACAAGATACCTGATAGAGATGAACAGTTTGAATATGTCAGTATTGCTGTCCGTTTGCTCGTTGTTTTTTGGTCGGGGGCTCTCGTAACTTTAAATTACTTACCTAAAATTCCTGGCCTAACAAGTGGCGAAAAGCAGGATATAACTTTCCCTGCGAGTTTGCTGGCGAGTTCGCTCGCAAGTTTCGGATTAGAGAAGAGTGCAAAGAAAAAAGGTGATGGAACTTAGAAGATAAGCCTATGAACAGAAAAGACATAGAAGCATATCTAAAATCACAAGACCTAATTAGGGTTGATAATAGATTCACATTAGTTCCACAAGGAACAGAAGTTAAACCAATAAAGATAGATCCTATTACTAACAAAGAAATTGGCCCTGACGGAAAGCTAAAACCATGAAACGACTATTAATTCTTCTACTATTAGCAGCTCCAGCTAACGCTGATATTCAGCATACGATTTCTAAATCAACTTCTTTGTCAGTTGGAGGCGCAACAACTCACGCAAAAAGAATCGGTTCGAGTTTTTCAATAAGCGGGTCTGGGGTCGATGTAACGAATGGAACCACCGCCGGTACTATCTCTACGGGGACCATAACTAGTGGTGTTTATTCCCCCGGAACCATTGCAGCAACTCAGAATGCGACT